AAGAGCTAACAAATGTCAGCTCTTATAAATTATCCTGCTACAACTACTGTCTCATCAGTTGTTCCCGATTTAAGACATTGTTTAAGGGTTTCTGCGTCGTAGAAACCTTGTAATAATAGTTTTTCTCTATCATATTTATCAGTTTCACGTAAGTCAATTTTACTGAATACTGACTTATCTTTACTTCCAACTACTGGATAAGCTTTGATAGTTACTTGTGTGATGTTTTCTTTCTTCTCATCAGTTTCAGTTTCTGCGTTAAAGTCTGGGTTTTCGATTTGACACACAGGGAAGTTGTAAATTATTTCTTTACCGTCTTCATCTGTAACAGGGAACGCCCAACGGAATTGTTTGTAACGAGGTGAGTCACCTTGTACATATACTCCTGTAGCTAATTTTTTCATACCTGACATCTCTTCTAAGAATCCGTCCGGGAAGAATCCGATATCAACTGTCATTTCAACACTAGCGAATTTTACAATATCACGTGCTTTAATGTTTGATAGATATACTGTTTTTTCTTTAATTTGTCCTTTAAATGCTACTTTATCAATAGCGAACACTTCGTATGTTTTCTCATCATAAGTTAACCCTTGAGAGCTTGTTGCTTCTGTTTTAACTTTTTGTAAATATCCAGCTCCAACTCCTGTTAATAGAGCTTTGCTAACTGCTTCTTTTGTTACTGTCATTTATTGTTCCTCCTAAGTATCTAATAATGCTTCTTTTACGTTTCTAGCAAAAGGATCTTTATGTTGCATAGCGGCAGGTCTTACGTGTGGATTTGGTGGTTTATAAACACGACCTTTGCCATATTTACGTCTACGTTTACCACCTTTCGAACGTCCTTTATGTCGTGAAAATCCAGCATGCCAACCTGTCTCATGGAAATATAAGTGTAGGTTAGGTCTACCCGCCCAACCAATCTGACTTTCCATGTTACCGTGACTAGCTACAATACCTGCAACTCCCGCACCAGTTTTGACTAAACCTTTACCCGCTGCTATTCCTTTTGCATCTTCTTTTATTGCTTCTGCTTCTTTTACTATAACTCCGTTAACTTTACTTGTATTACCTGCGATTTTCTCTAAACGTGCTATTGCTTGTTCAAAACCGAATACTTCCATTATGAATAAATCTCCATATAATACATGAATTGAGTTTCTTTTGTATCTTCATCTACATCTATTATTTCACGCCATGCTCCAGTGTTTAGAGTGGTGTCATCTATTGCAGTTTGAAGTTTCATTAATATCTCTGAATTGTCTAAATCATGTGGTTTTACATCGAATAAATTAAGTTGGTAAGTATGATGTTTTTTAAATTTTTTATTTGATGATCGTTTCTCAATCGTTCCCACATGGAAATATACTAGTTTCGGGAAGTCTTCCCCGTCACTAAATCCATAAGATAATGGTATGTCTAACTCTAACCCAGTTATAGTATTAAAAATCAGTTCTTTTGTTGTCACTATTTAACCACCTCCGTTAATGATATTTCAGTTTCATTCTTAACGTGGTTATGATAGATTCTAGCAATCGTATATTTCTTGTTATTAATTATCACAAATAGTTTACTTAACAAATAGTCATTAATATTAGTAAATAATCTGATTGCTATTCTTGTTGTTACTTCTGTATCAACTTGTAGTGATTGATACTTTTCGTTAGCAGATACACCTAGATAACGAAACCAAAACTTTCTAATTTCTTTTTCTTCGTGTTCTGCTAACTTAGTATTAAACTTGTCTTTCTTGTGGACGTATTCTACAAACTTTACTATTCCATCATTATATGATTGGTTAATCCTGTACTGTCTCATCTTCTGCTACCTCTTCTTCTATAGTAGCTTCTTCAATTTTTTCTAAGAAGTCCTTACCATATTCAGATAGATTTTCAAGCATTTCTTCATAACGTTCTTCAGAAACTTCAAACTCATCTCCTACTGAATACAGTTGAGATGTGTGGATATCTTCGAACTCTCTTAAAATTCTAATCTTCACTTGTTTCAGTTCTCCTTTCTTTTTCTAATCTAATTAATAAACTTGATATTTCCCCTAAAAAATTAATGTCAAAATATTCTAATTTGTCGTTGTATTCATATCTTGCACGCTCAAACACTAATGATTTACCTTGTTCGTTGTTCTCAATGTCAAAGAAACCACATTTTTCACACAAAACTGAATAAGAAAAAGACAACAACCTTTTTAGATTATCGTCTTCATCATCATGTAAGATATGCAGTTTATCTTTAAATTGTTTTAACAACGTTTCTGAAACATCAATCATAGTCTTACGCTCCAGCTACTAGAGTTAAGTTCTTATCAAATTCTAATTTTACAACAGCTTCTTTATCTATTGCTTTAACGTCAAAGCGAGTGATTAAACGAGTGTCATAAGAGTTACGTGTGAATGCTTTACCACCAACATCAGTTGATTTGATTTCTAATTCATTTAATTCATATACACGTACAGCTTCTTTTAAATCTCCTATATATAGTGGAAATTTGTTAGCAGTCTCGTTTGGTAAGTGTGTATTAGGTAATACAATTACTTCTTTACCTAATAATGTACGTTTTGTTGGATCAGTTACTACTGGTTGTAGTAAGTAGTTTCCATTTTTATCTTTTAAGCTGTCTAACACGTTAAAACCATCTTGGTTAGTTAATACTTTTGTATTATCTAAAAAGATAGGATCTAGCGTTACGTTGAAAGCTTCTTTGATTTCATCAACTTTAGTGATTGCTTTCTTAGTTAAAGTTTTTAACACAGCAATAATTTCTTTGTTTTCTGTTACTACTTGTTTCTTCATGAACCATTTACCTAAGTAAGCAAGTAAGTTCTCTGGAGAGTCTTGTAATAAGAAACGAGATACAGGTAGAATTCCTCCGAAATTTTTAACTGCGTAAGTAATTTTTTCAAATACTTCTGCGTTCATTTCTTGGATTTCTCCTAGTTCAGTAATGTTAGTAAGTCCAGTTAATTGACTTGTTTTTTCATATACTTCACTACCTGATGGAACTACTACTGAACGAACATCAACGTAATTTTTTAATGATACGAATGAACGTCTATACTCATTAATTGCAGTTCTTACATCTTCTGGTACTAAGTAACCACCGTTTTCTCCTTCTGATTCTTTAAGTGGTCCAGCTGCATTTACAATACCAGATTTAATATAGTTTTTAACAGCTACTAATCCAGTTTCTTCTTTTGATTCTTCATGTAAATCAACAACTTTATCATCATGTTTTAGTGAAATTAAGTTTTGAATTTGGTTGATTTCTTCTGTATATCCTTTAATTTCTTCCATTAATGAGTTCGCTAACTCAGTTTCTTTATTGTTAATAGCATTTTCTGCCATAGTTACTTTTTCTGCTTTTAATTGCATTAATTCTCTTAGTTTTTTATTCATATTCATCTAGATTACCTCCAAAAATTCTAAATATTGTTTTGCTCGCTCCGTTTGATATTCATAGTTTTCTTTAATCAATTCTTTTGGAGCATTTTTAAATTTGTGTGCTTGTTCTTTAGTTAAGCACGCTGCCATTTTAACTGGCTCTGAAACTTCATCACAAAGGCCTAAGTTGAAACACTCTTCTGCATTTAACCAGCTTTCTTTGTTCATTAGTTCTCTGATTGTAGTTTCATCTGTCTTATCTTTAACTTTTGCAAGATAAGTATTTACTATCGTGTCATTGATATGATCTAAATCATCCGCCATTTTTCTTAGGTCATTTGCATTACCATATAATCCAGTCCATGCGTTGTGAATCATCATCATTGCATTTTTTGGCATTACTATTTTATCCGCCCCCATTGCTATTACTGTTGCAATCGAAGCAGCTAAACCGTCAATATATGCTGTAACAAAGCCTTTATGGTTCTTGATTAGTGTATGAATTGCTTGACCGTCAAACACATCTCCTCCGTTTGAGTTAATATGCAAGTCTATTGATGTATTTTCTCCTAGACTCTTTAATTCCTCTGCGAATAATTGTGCTGTTGACTTGTCTTCCCACAACTCATATCCAATGTCAGAATAGATGAAAATTTCTGCCTTACCTTCATTTAAGGCTTTAATCTTCCACTTCTTCACTACTTTTTACACCTGCCTTCCACAGTTGATATTCTTTAATTGTGTCTACTGGAGCATAGTTTAACGACATGAATCGCATTTCTCCATACTCGTTATCTATCGTTGACATATCCTCTGAACGTAATATGTCGTTGATTGTGTAAACTCCGACATGTTGCATTTTCTCGTAAAATTCTGCTCGTGATTTTTGGTCCGCTCTTAATTCTGCTTCCATATTGAATTTGAAATAATATCCACGCTTTTTATCTAGTTCTGTTAGTATCTTAGAATTTAACTCAGATTCAATATTAGTAACGTAAGGTAACATAACGTTTTTCACATAGTCCATTGATTGTGTTAGTGCGTTAGAGTGAGTTAAGCCGCTATAGTCTCCGTATTTATACGGTGGAACTTTAAATATACTTGCAATTTCTGCCTTGTTATATTTCATTGTTTCAATAAACTGTGCGTCAGATTGTGGTATCCCAACACTTTGATAATCTATATCTGGGTTTAATATAGCTACGTTATTGTTCTCAAGGTGCTTTTTCCATGATTCCGCAACTGTTTCTTTGTTTTCGGTTGTTAATGGTGTACGTGTTGACTTAAGTATTGCAAGCGGAATACCTTCCCTTTTGAATAAATTAGAAGCCATTTCACGCCCTTTTTGGTTACCTTGAATACTTTCCCTTAATACTTGTACAGGAGAGCGTCCTATTAATCCGTTAATCGACAAGTTTTTAAAATGTAATAGTTCTTCTGCGTTTAACACAACTGCTTTACCTTTATACATTGTGTGGTACGTTACAGTGTTAGTTTCTGCGTTGTATAATACTTTTGTTTCTCTAGGATCTAGCGGTACGATTTCTTTTACTTGTCCTCGCTTATCTATTTCTAGATAGTGATAACTATTTCCCCACAAATTTAATTGTGTCATTACTAAGTGTTTCCACTCGAAAGAAGTCATGTTCCTATTTGGTTGATCCTTAAGCAACGGATATGCTGTGTGATGTTTCGCTTTTTCCACTGTTCCGTTAACATCTTGTAATAAGTTCAGCGGGTATTTTGCTAAGTCATCAGATAAAACCTTTACTGAGCTATACACTTCAGATGTATTAATAGCGCTCTCTTCATTAATAGTATTTCTGCTGCTATTAAATATGTTTAAAAACCAGTCTGACGGATTTCGTAAATCACTTAATTCATTTCCACCTGTCGGTGTTTTATTTCTAAATATCATCCTCTTTTCTCACCTCCTTTCAAAGCTAAAGTTGTCTTTCTAAAACATAGCTACACAACATTAAGACTGCTCCTAACACTATGAAACCTATTGTTTTACAAAATAAAAAGCCTGCGTACACAAAAGACACAAGGCTTGTTAAGAATAATAATCCTATTAATATTTGTAATAATGTTTTCACTAGAAACTAAATTCTCCTTTATCTATCATTTCATTTAAGTCATAGCTTATATTGTCACTGTACATTGCACGTGTAAAAGCAAAAATACCAGCCGCTGCCATATCTATCCTATCGCTAGACTTTTTCTTGTCTAACATGATGTTATCTTGAGCATCTGATTTTGTTACAGCATTACCCATACACCATGTGAGAGCTTTGTTTCCGTCATGATGTATTTTGCCTTCGTAAACACATTCTCTAAAATGTTTTGTTGGTTCATTAAGCGTAAGTACACCTTGACGTATTTCAACCATTAGATAACCTAACTTTTCCATTGTCTGAGACCATTGAGTAGCGTTGTAAGGATCATAACAAACTTCTTGAACGCTATATTTATTTCTCAACTCCTCAATATAATCAATTACAAAATCATAATCGATTACTTCTCCTGGTGTCTTAACAATCCAACCTTCCTCTACCCATTGAGAGTAGTTAACACGGTCTGTATTCATACGTTGAAACAACATATCTTCTGGCATAAAACCTTTACTACGTATTGCGTATTTATCATCACCTAATACGAATATAGAAGTAACCGCTGTTAAGTCTAACCTTTTTGATAAGTCAACTCCCACAAAGCACGGTTTACCTTCTAGTTCATCATCTGATACTTCGCAAAGCTTCCATTTTCCCATGTCCATATATTTATTTTCTGGAGCATTTACCCA